AGCTCGCGTTGACGCCCGTGGAGCTCTTGGTCAGGTCCAGGTCGGCGACTGCGCCGTTGAAGATGAACGCGAGCTCCGGGAAGTCATACACCTTGAGGCCGGCATAGGCGACGACGCCTGCCTCGTCGACCAGCGGCACGGCCACGTCGACGAACTTCAGGACGGTCTTGCGATAAACACCTTCGCCGGTCTCCGCAACGGTGAGGCCGGTGACGCTCGGGACTGATCCGTACATCTTGCTCTCCTGTTTTACGTAAGTGCGTCCACGTCGGTGGCCGCGTTAAGCCGATCGGTCGAGTTGACCTTGAGCATCTCGAAGATGCCCTGCGACGTCATCGCCTTGGTGAGCGTGTGCGTCCCGGTTCCACCACCGGTGAGGTCAATTGCCTCGCCGTTGATAGCTGCTTCGCGCGATCTTGCCAGCTGAAGCTTGCTCGCGCTTTCGTTGATGACCCAGTAGAGCGAGCCTGCGCCGTCCGAGGCGAACGGCTCAGGCAGCGTGCCGCTGGTCGTGAAGAGGTATGGGCCTTCGCCCGTGGTGATGCCGTGCGTGGTCGCACTGAAGCTCGGCGTGATCACCTCGTCCACGCCACCTTCGAGCGTCACTGCGCCGAAGCCATAGTTGGACGCGGTGTCGGTCGTGGCGATCGCGTTGCCTTCGGTGCCTCCGGTGAGGGCCGTCACGGTGATGTTGGCGCCAGCCGCGACTGCGGTGACGGTCGGATGAACGGTGGTGGCTGCGGCATAGGCCGTGCCGGACCCTGCTCCTGCGGTGATCGCGGCGACCAGGTTGTCGCGCGTCGCGGTCGCGCTCGCGCCGATCTTCACGTTGCCTGCGACGTTCGTCAGGGTGTCCTGGAACGTGTAGACACGCGCGCCGATCGTGACGGTCTGCGTGTCGGTTGGCTGGCCACCGACCGTGAGCAGGCCACTCGCGTAAACGAGCGCGACGTAGTCGGCGGTGACGGCCTTGCCGGTGGCGCTCGACGTGAGGCGCGCGTCCTGGCGCGCCAGGTACGCGGCGAAGCCTTCGGAGTGGCGCAGGCGCTCGAAGCGCCCGTGCCGAAGGTGGCGACGATGGATCGGAACGGCCATGACCAGTGTCCCTTATTGAGGTGGGCTCGCTGAGGTCTCGAGCGGCCTGGCGCCGTGAAGCGCCAGGCCGGAACTGCTTAGTACTCGCGGGTGATGAGCCGCGCGATCTTCACCTGCTTGCGCTCCGGGAACACGCGCTGCCAGCTGCCGGCATGCGCCAGGTTGTTGCTGGTCGCGAGGTTCGACGGGCCACCACCGCTGGTGCTGCCTGCGTACTTGTGCCCCTTCGGGTGCAGACACCACATGATGCGGTTGTAGAGCGTCTCCTGGCCCGCGCCGTTGCCGCCGTCGGGGTTGCGCTTGGTCTCGGTGGGCACCGGAGGGTTGCCGCGACCGAAGCGCACCGCGCCGAGGCCGAACATCCAGCTCTGGAACACGCCTGCCGAGTTGGGCATGCCATCGTCGACCACGACGCGCCGATTGAGGAAGGTCGGGATGTTGATCCGCCCCTCGCTGTCGGGGATGAAGTCGATGAGGTTGTTCTTCTGCATGCGGTTGTAGACGATCGAGTGGACCATCACCAGGCCAAGATCGTCCTGGCTGTCTCCCATCGTCACGGCCGCATCGAGGAACGCGCCCGCGCTGAAGTCGGTCACGCCCGCGCTGTAGCTGGAGCCGCTGACGTCGTTGGTCAGGTCGTTCAGCACGTGCTCGGTGCCGGTCGGCGCAGCCGCGTTGTCGGCGAAGATGCCCTTCATGACCGCGATGAAGCAGGCCTGGAGGCGCCGCGTCCAGTAGGCCGCGACGCGGCCTGCGATGGCTGCGGCAGGATCGCTGCCAGCAAGCACCTGGGTCAGGTCCATCGTGGACCAGCTCTGGTTGCGGTTGAGGCGAACGGCGATCTCCTTGATCGTGCCGATCTTGTTGGGAGCCGACTGCTGGGTCGGGTCGTCGTTCGAGATGTTCTCGTCCTCGTCGCCGACGTCCTTCCAGCTGGGCGCCTCGAAGGTGAGACCGCCACCGGCGAGCAGCCGGTCCAGCTCGGCATCCGCGACGAGCACGCCCGCCTGGATAAGCGCGGACTTCTGCGCGGTGAGGTTCTGCGAATACGGCGTGAAGATGTCGGGAACGACAGCGTCACTGATCTGGACGACGGCCATGATGGCGCTCCTGCTTGTTGCGAAACTGGTGTTTCAGGATTGGTCGCCCTGACACCGATCGCATGACCGGGTGGCGCTCCGCGAACCGTACCGAGCCAGCTCAGGTAGGTCGACGCGATATGTCTCGCGCTCGCGCGCAGTCAACAAGCAAAAAGATGATCGGCCCATCCTTGACGGATAGGCCGACCACCTGCGCCCTCCAGTGTTGTGTCGTTCAGGCCGCAGCGCTCGCGGCCTTCGGCGGCTCGATCGCTCCAAGCGCCGAGCCTGCCTGCTTCGCCATCTCGGCTGCCTTCGTCGCGCCGAGACGCTGCACTGCCGCTCCCTGGGCAGTGATGTTCCAATTCTTGGCCGACCACGGGTTGTCCGCGCTCGTCCCCTCGGAGCCGCCCTGCGACCCTGCGCCCTGCGACGCGGGCCAGAAATAGGGCTTGGAGGCCTTCATGTCGTTGATGAAGTCCTTGGCCGCGACACCCGTGGTCTTGTGTACCACGCTGCCGTCTTCCTTCACCTCGAACTGCGAGGAGCCGAGCGCGATGATGTCGTCCATCGCGCCTGGCAGCGCCTTCAGCTCGACTGCGGCCTTGCGCAGTGCATCGCCAATGGTGCCTGCCTTGATCTTGCCGTCCAGCTCCTGGCCGGTCTTCACAGCCGCGTCGCGCTCTTCGGTGAGCTTCGCAATCTGGCGCTCCAGCGGCGTGGTCTTCTGCTTGATGCGGCCTTCCACGATCTGGCTGATCTTGGCCTCGTCGAGCTTGCCGCCAGCGGCGGTCTCCAGCTCGGCCAGGCGCGTCAGCTTCTCCTGCACTTCGTCGGCGCTGAGGTCGCCGAAGTTCTTGATCTTGTCCTGCGCTTCCTTCAGCAGGGCCTTGGTGGCCGCATGCTCGGTGCGCTCTTTCTGGTTGGCTGCGAGTTGGCGGTCGATGTCCGCCTGGCTCTTGGCGCCCTCGATCTCGAGCGTCCAGACCTTCTTGTCGCCTTCGCCGGTCTCCTTGTAGAAGGAACGCAGCGCCTCGGGAATATCTTCGAGCTTGGCGAACGTGAACTTGAGCATACGGCAGTCTCCTCTCTGGCACGCGCACATGCGCGGTCGGTCCCATGACCGAACCACAGTCCATATGCCCAGGGGAGGCGCGCGCAAAGCGCGAGCGAGGCTCACGCGCGTGGCAGTCCGTGATCAGCGGAAGTCTTTGGGGTCCAGTCCTGCGCGGCGGAACGCTGCAGGCTCGGCCTTCGCCAGCTGCTCCAGCGTGAACTCGCGTCCGCTGTTCATGTCGACGAACTTGTCCAGCTTGAGGCCGCCATTGCGGAAGAGCTCGGCCTTCGTCACGCCGAGCACCTCCTTCTGGAAGTCCGCCGTCTGGCGCTCCAGGAATTGCTGGTAGGTGGTGTTCGCAGGCACGCGTCCGGTCAAGCGGCGCTTCAGCTCGCGCTGTTCGTCCTTCGTCAAGCCCTCCATGTCCTTCTCGAGCCATGCCTTGGCAGGCCGATCGCCGATCAGCGTCTGGTTGAAGACGGCCACGCGCAGCGAGCGGCAGTTCCAGTGGAGCGGTGGCTGCGGACCCTCGCCGACCGGGTGGATTGTGCCATCGTTGGCGCGGCAGATCGCCGTGGTGCGCCCGTCCAGCGTTGCGACGAACATCTCCTCTTCAATGAGGTCTTCGTTCGCCTCGAAGTACATGCTCCGAGCTTCGTTGCTGATGTGCTGGACCGCCGTGCGCGTGACGCTCTCGGCGTGCTTGCGCGCGATGGACAGCACACCATCCAGGCCGTCGAAGGGTCCACTGCCGAGGAGCCGACGCGTGATCGCGTCCATGGTCTCGCCCTGCGTCAGGCCGATCCGGATTTGCGCCATCATGCGCTCGATGTCGCCCTTGGCGAGCGTGGCCGCCCAATCCTTCAGCACCTTGCCCTCGAAGGGGTTGCTGCCAAGGATGGACGCGAGCCGACTGAGCGGTGGCAACGCGGTCTCGACCACGACCCCAAGGTTCTCCTTGAAGGCGCTGTCCAGGAATTTCGCCTCGGCCTTCGCCAGGCCTTGGAGCTCCGTCGTCCAGACTTCTTCCACCTCGCGCCAGGCGACGCCACGCAGCTCGCGCAGCGAGGCCTCCAGCACCTTCAGGCGGCTCGTGGTGTCGGGTCCGAAGTCGACGCCCTGCTGCACCATCTTCGCGAGGCGCAGCTCCAGCTGGTGGCGAACGTCCTGCTCCGTCTTGTCCAGCAGCGCGCCGATGCGCTTGTTCAGCGTGTTGCTGTAGCGCCCAAGGTAGACCTGCCGACGGATGATCGCGTCGTGGAACAGGTCGACCGAGGTGTTGCCCGGAGTTGGTTGGGGTCGCGTTGCCATCAGAGGGTCTTACGCCAATAGACCGACCGCTCCCAAGCCCAGGGATGCTTCGGTGCGTAGATGCGCCAGTTTCTCTTGATGAACGAGTTGGCGCTGGCAGGGTTGTCGGTCGTGTCGCTCACCATGCTCACGTAGCCGAGGCGCCGCGCGCCCAGCTCTGTGAAGCGCATCATGTCCACCTGGAGGCCGTTGCCTCGGTGGTTTGGCATCACGCCAGTGCGGTGGAGGTACGCGACGCGATCGGTGCTGCGCTTGAAGCCGCAGTAGCCCACCGGCTCGTCGCCGAAGAGGCAGAACCACCAGTGACCATCCAACGGGTCCATTGGCGCCTTCGACCAGGCACCGAGGCAGACCTTGTCCATGCGCGCGAGCTCGTCCGCGATGGCGTTGTCAGTCGGGTCCACTGCTCGGACGCTGTACCTTGTCTTGTTCCGCATCGGCTGGCCCGTCCAGTGCTCCGGACTTCACCACCAGAAGCACCACGAGGAACGGGCCAAAGAGGCAGCCGAACAGCGTGACCAGACCGGTGAAGTCCATGGCGTTACTTCTTTCGCAGGCAGGCCTCGGCTTGCGCGCGTTGCGCCTTGGTGACCTTGTGCTCGACCGCCTTGGCCTCAAGATATTCCTTGCTGAACGTCCGCACGGCCCACCGGATCAGCTCGCAGCTGAGCTTCTTCGGCATCTGCTTCGACGCCACCTGGCGCTGCAGAACGGGCGGCAGGTCGTCGGCGCGCTGCGCCGATGCAGGCAGCGACGCCAAGAGCAGGAAACCACATGTAACGATGAGCTTCACGGTTCATACTCCGATCCTCAGATGGACCGCTCCTCCACGGTGGTGCAGATGAAGCGGTAGGTGACGCCCTTCTTGCGTGGACGCGCCATAACCTGGCGGATGACTGCGTTGCAGCCCTCCTGATAGTACAGCCGCGTCGGCCAGACCAGAATGCCCTGGACCTTGCCGAGCACCGTTGCGATGATGACCAGCTCGACCATCAGGGCTCGCGCTCCGGTACGAGGCTCCAGTTCTTCGGGTCCATGGCTTCGAGCCAGACGACGCACCAGAACATGTACAGCTGCACCATGGCGCGCTCCTCACTTCTTGGGTGGAGGCTTCGCGCCCTTCTTGCCCTTGGCCGCTTTGGCCGGAGGCTTCTTGGCTGCGCTGCCCTTCGCTGCAGGGTCGTCCCCTTCCTCGCCTGGCGGCAATCCAGGAACGCCGCGCGTCTTGTCCTGGACGAGCAGCGCGGGCGGCAGGTTGTCGTCCACAGGCCCTTCCTCCTCGATGGCGTCCTGCTCTTCCTCGAAGGTCATCTTGGTCAGGCCGGAGCTCTGCATGAACGCGTGGATGGTCTTCTTCGCAGCAGGTGCGCCGAGCATCTTCGCGCTCATGTAGTCGAGCAGGTCCTTCGGCGTGGCGGTCGCTTCGGCGAAGTCCTCGTTGGCCTCCACCTCCACGTCCTCAGGGTCTGCACCGACCCACTCGGCTGCGGCCTGGAGAATTTTCTCGAGGGCCTGCGCGCCGGAACGAGCGATGGAGCCCAGGGTCGCAGTGCGCGATCCCACGCGGATGTTCAGCGCATCACCGCTCTCGGCCTGGCCGCTCTTGATGTCGAGCATGTTCGCGCCCTGGTGGGTCGCGTGGGTCATGCCGTCCATGATCGCCTGCTGAAGGTCGCTGATGCCGTCGCTTTGCGCGCCAATGTACTTTGCGTCTCCGCCCTTCGGCAGGCTGATCATCCCGCGCGCGCCGAGGCGATTGCCTCCCTCACCCGGCTTCTTGCTCTCCTGCGTCTGACCGATCACGACGAGCGTGTCCTGCGCCTGCATGTAGAGCGCCTGGCGGTAGTCGGCCTCGGTGCGGTAGATGCTCAGCGCAGTGCGCGCGAGCCCGAGCAGTGGCGGATGGTCTGGCTCTGGCACCAGGTCGCGTGAGCCGAGGAACACGAAGGGCACGTGCTCCAGCGTGTTGCCAGCAATGGACGGAGGCTTCAGCGAGCCCATGTCGAGCGTGCTGCCTCCGATCGCTCGGCCTGCCACGTAGGTCTTCGGCGGCAGCGCCATCACCACTGGGTCGTCCGGGAAGGTGCGCTGCAGGAAGTCCGAGCTCGCCACCAGCAGGTACTTCTCCTGGTTGGTCCATTCGAGCGACGCGTTGATGACCTGGCCGGTCTCGTTCAGCACGACGAACTCCAGCTCGGCCACGCCCTCGTCCTGCACCGTCTGGTTCCAGTTGAACATGCTGTCGGTGCAGTAGGTGCTGATGAACGGCAGCGCCTTCGCCGCGTCCAGGCCGGTCGGTGCGTCAAGCAGGAGGC